CACCAGAGAGATACAGATAGCCTTTACCATTGGCGTCCAGCGGCAACGCTTTAGGCTGGTTTAGGGCTGTCCCTTGTTTCGCATCGCCGCCTTTTTGTGAACCGCGAGCCAAGTTGCGAAGAACCGGAACGCCTTCAAGGAAGTCAGCGGTGGTCAGGGCTTCTGCTAGAACATCTCCAGATGTCGCTGGGTTCGTCAGTGTTGAAAGATTGAGTGCCATTTGTTAGAGATTGTCTGAGTGATAAGGCCAGTATATGAGACGCTTGATGTGGCCGTTGAGCTGCGACGAATTAGCATAAGAAGCGCCTATCTGAAGTCGGTCTAATGTCGGAATTGATGCAGACGTATCGCTTACTACCGCCCCACCGCCGACTGAGACTTGGATATTGTTAGCCTTATAGGAAAACGCTAGGCGATTCACAGCCCCCGCCGTGTAAGTGCCACCGTCAAGATGAGCCTGTTCAACGCCACCGTCTACAACATAGACATGATACGATGAATACGCGAGTGAAAGAATCCGCTCGGTTCCTGTCCCATTTGAAAAGTCCAAAGTGGTCTTATTTGAAATAGAAACATCTCTCGGTTCAAACTCAGTGTAAACCGTCCCCTCGCTCTGGTTGTAGAAGTCACTAAAGGCACTGCCGGAAATCACAAGGTCATCAGCGGCTCGCGTCACGGTGGAACCTGATGTCGGTATGACGCTTGTGCTTACTGCGCCTTGTTCTAGCTGACTGCCCCATAGATACACTTCATCAGCGGGAGTTCCAGAAGACGATTGGAATATGAAAACCCTGCCGTTATTATTGTCGGAGGCTGTGGTCATTGACCCTATCTCAACTCTTTGCCAAGAACCTGTTAAAACAACATTTAGAAACGGTGAGTTTGCCATTGCACCGCCAAAAGCTCTCCTTAAATAAAATCTTACTGACTCTCCTGCGCTTCCTTTAACAAAGATAGAACCACTGTATTGATTACTAGGACTTAAAGTAGCAAGTGATGACCAAGCTACCATTGGGTCTGTAGCTCCGTTGATATTACTTATTTTAACAGCATCATTGCTGCCATCAGGAGCTTCAAAACCTGTTGCTTGCAAAGAGCCATTGACGTTTTCAAAACTTGATGAATTTGGAACCAAGTTCGTCGCTGACGGCTCCACCAGTATCATCGGCACGCGAGGCCCATATACTGCGCTGCTTATAAATTTTTTCTCTCCACTTGTATTCGCCACGAAGTCACTTGCGGTTGTGCCTTCTTCAAGCTGTGGTCCGTAGAGATAAATGCCGTCAGTTCCATTTCCTGCAAAGTTTACAAGCCGCGCTTGTGTTGAAGACTCAGCGATGGAAAGTCTTAATTTTAGAATGTCATTAGAAGAAGTAAACTTACTAATACAACGATACCACCCATCTCCAATATCTTGTATCTCCCCAATGACTCCGCTAAAAGAACCGACTGCTCCGTTAGTTAAATCAAAATTCACAAAATACGAAGCATTACGTGCGTCTGTTATTTGTAAAACATCATATTCTCCTTTTTTAGCATAAACACTAGCCACTAATGAATCAGAGACGTTAGTAACAATGTTAATTGCTTGACGCTGTGATGACGAAGTCGCTACCAATTTTGATGCGTCTTGACTCCCAAATGGACTTGTTAGAGCGTTAGCTGTAATTGTTGCGTTTTCGCTAGTCCACTGGTCAAACTCAGTATTAGTAATCCGCTGAAACTTCGTCGGCGTCAGCTCGGCTCCCTGTGTCTGGTCAACGCGCACCGTGTTCGCTGGGGCTGACGCTATGAGACCGTTAACGTCTGTAAAGGTTGCCACCCCGGCTCTTGTTGCCGTAATAACATTAAGCGTATCAGGCTTAGATGGGTCTAGGTCAAGCGTTGGGTTCTCCAGAGTTCCAATCATGGAATCCTGGGCGTCAAAAAGAAGATAGGGATCAAGCTCGTTGGGGTGAAACTCATTCAAGTTACTTAACCTTTGCGTAAGCGGCCTCGTTAACGGAAGCGTAACACTCCTGTTGACGGTAGGTCTACTCAGCCAAGGTTTCAAGCTGTCCTTCTTCTTCGACATATTCTCTATAGATAGATTGGTTTGATAACAACCTTCACACTGAAGGAGCTACCGGCACCTGTAACATTTGCGCGGATTTCTGACAAGGGAGTAGTG